CGGGACTATATGTGCAACTCAACCTTTAAGCACCACTACCTTTTTAAAACGCGGATTTAGAAAAGATGGGTTTCTCATCAAACCTATACTTTCTCTACGATCTTTGCTATCTATGATATCCTGGGTACGTAAATCCAAAATTACTACCCTAGACCATCAGCTTCTCTCCAACCTCACTGTGTTATGCCAGTTCTCATATTTTTATGGACCCCAATTCTATAAACTTATCCGAACATATCTGCTCAACTCTGTACCTTCGTTTCATCCTCCTTCATATCAATTCTATGACAATCTTTTCCACAAAGACCAATTTGTTATATCCCTGGTATGATTTATTTACAATTATGACTTCTATTCTTAAACCGATAACTGCTAGTGTGATAACTAGTTCCCTTATTTCTTATTTTCGTGACTACAATCTCAATTTTACTGAATTATTTACTGCCGCCAATATTAACGCTACTCTATCTGACTTCACTGATCTTGCTACCACCACTAACTACAATAATCCTCTCTTTATCTTCCTATCTTCCTTCGTTTTTTGCTACTTGCTCATGTATCACCTTTCGACTCTTAGCCGCACTCCGGCGCGCTTTACTGCGCAGTCTTTAGGCGAAATTACAAATAATATCGAGCCTGAAACATCCACCTCTGATCTCATCACCAATGAACTTCTCCATGACACGATCCCTCAACGGACCATCACCACCAGTCTACAGACGCAAGTTGCATCTGAGATCACCGAACTCACCACGCTCAGTGCCGAAAAGCTCACTGCGCTATACTCCACGCCGATGTATGTTGGTACTTATGCAGTCGCATCAACGACTTCTATAGGTACTATTTTTGGCACCATTGCTAGTAATTTTACTTATACCAACAAAAACATCCTTAGGCTTTTCACCGACTATCGCTTCGCCTCATTTGATCTACGATACACCATCAATGTTACAGGTAATCCCATGGCCTCCGGCCTTGTGATCTGTTTCAATCGTACTCGAAAACCCACGCTCCCATACTCATTTCTCTCTCAGGACACGACTTATGTTCAAGGCATTTCTAATCCCATTGAAGCTGCCTTCTCACTACCTCATGTCATCATTGACCTCTCCATCGATGGGGTCTACACGATCGATGTCCCTTTCCAACACTATGATTCTTATTTAGCTTTCAACAACTATTTGACTGTTCCATCATTCTCCAATGTCAACTTTCTAGTTGTGTCTCCGCTTTTACCAGCTCAAGGCTCAACTTCTAACATCAACTTTGAAGTTTACGCTACTGTTATGAATCTAGCTACTTGTGAAACTGCGCCTTACGTCGCACAATCTTTCCTTTCAATAGGAGGGACCACCAACATCACCACCAAACTAGACCACATCACCAATTCTTCGCTTCCTGTTAATGTGACCGGAGATGCCCTCTCTGCAACATTACCTAAAGGCCTAGGATTAGACACGCCATCCGACACTCGAAACCCGCCTCCACTCCTCTCTCGACTCTATCAGAAACTCACAGCGACCATGAACGTATTGGACGTTTTTCGAACAGTCCAAAATCCGAAACCTCTTACCACCGTATCGCACTCTCGTATGAAAGATTTGCGACTCGACGTCGACGAAACTAATTTAGATTATTTCCGAGATCGTTGGTCCTACATCCAATCCGCCTCTTTCGATACTACAACAGCTAACAATTCTGTGCTCTATAAATTGTCGATGCAACCATACTATCCGACCACCTCAGGACCATCATCTTTCCAGTCATTTGCTAATTTCTACACTTACTGGCGAGGATCCCTTCGCTATCGCATACTTATTGCCTCCAACATCTACAAGCGCGCTAAAATCTTAGTTGCCATTCACTACAATGTCGCACCCATCAACGTTGCTAACATTGCCACAGGGGCTTTAGATCCCCGTTCAGTGCCTCACTTAATCGTCGATATTTCCAGTACTGACCGTTTTGTTGATATTGAGATACCTTACAAATCTATCCATGAAATGTTAAGATGTCGCACTGCCAACTTTATTGTTCCTCAAGCTGTAAATTTCGACGAATATTCTCTAGGCACACTAGCAGTTTACCTTGTCTCACCGCTCCAGATTTCCAATGGTGTCGCTGCCACTGTGAATCTCACTCTCCTCAACTCTTGGGGTTCCGACTTCCAGCTGTTTCAAGACTACGACCGAAAGTCCAGTTATGGACAATCTATGTTATCTCCACCATCTATGATCTCAACACCCGAGAACCGCCTCTCTTCTATGTCTATGTGCCGTTCTATTAAGGAAATTGTTTTACGTCCGACGCTTCTTGGAGAGTATATTTTCCCGTCACCTGCAAACTCATTGCCCGTGCCCATGTATAAGATACCTATTCACCCAACATTAATGAATAATTCTACTGCATGGTCATGGATGATGTCTGCGTACGCCGGGATGATAGGCTCTCTTCGAGTTATCATTCGCTACAATTTTGGTAACTATCCTATTCGTATCAATTACTATCCATATCTATCCGATCCTAATTCTAACGTTAGTTCAGTTACTCTTAATGACACCTACACCTCACCCAACACCGCGATTGCAGGAGCTGCCTATCCTTACGCCGACATCACACTCCCTACAATTTATACCAATAATAATACCACTAATTATTCACAAGCGCCGAATTCCTATCTGGCTAGCTTCGTTGGTACTAATGTAGAGTCTTTGGTCTCGTATAATAACCCTGAAGTTATAATGGAATTACCGGATTGTGCACCTTTGTATCGTACACAAGCTACTCAGTTGGTTCCTAGCAACTATAATTTTTCTCTCGTTGCAGGCAAATACACCCCATCTCTCGACCGTAATATTTCCGTTCTCACTCTAGGGTTTAATGACGCTAATGCGTCATATGACACTTCTACATCCGTCTCTGTTTACGTTATGGCTGCTGATGACACTAGATTTTTCTGGTATAACGGCGGACCTACTGCAGAGGCCACCACCTCCCTCACTATGAATACTGCTTCCGTTCCACCGGCGGCTTCTTATCAGTAGAGGAAGAATGTATGCTCATTTCAAAAGCAAAATGTATGCCCATTTCAAAAGCACCAATGTATGCCCATTTCAAAAGCACCAATGTATCGTCATTTCAAAACGCCCGTTATATTTTATCATTTGTTTACAAGGATGGTGAAATACTTCTTCACTTGTAACTTTCTACATGAATTAAGCCTCATGTATTAAAATCCATCTTTGTTTTTTAATTCTAT